CTGGATAATAGATATTCCAGAATCAAACAAGAACTGCCTTATCAAAACTATTGGGAAAACGGTTAATGTATGCAATAACTCAAAAATAGACAACAATAACTCACAAAGTAAAGTAAAGGAAATAAAACCAAAGGAAAGTATAAGAGAAGAAAAGAATATACACGGTGAATTTTCCAAAGTAAAATTAACACAAGATGAATATGACAAGCTAGTTGAACGGTTTGGAAAGAGAGGTGCAGAAGATAGAATTACCAAGCTGGATCAGTACATAGCAAGCAAGGGCGATCACTACAAGTCACATTACGCAACTATACTAGTTTGGGAAAAGAAGAACGAGCAGATGCCCTTAAACGCATTTGCCAAGAAGGGGAGTTTGCTGGATGACATTCCAATCGAATAAGCAAGAAACCGAAAGCCAATATTCACTGTTCGGCACAGGCGGCTGGATTGAGGACAGGTATATACTCAAGGAATGTCCGTTGTGCAACGAGGAATACAGCTTTCACTTTCAAGGACTGACAGGACAATGGCGATGCACTTCCTGCAACAAGGCAGGAGATACGCAGAACCTAAAGGAAATACTTAAAGACGATTTGTTCTTGATGGACAGGATAGCCGAACTGCAACAGCCTGGTGCGCCAGAAGGATTAATCAACGTAGGAACGTACATACCGCCAAAGCGTGGTGCAAGCATAGCAAGCGGATTTAGTTTGATAGACCAGAAATTAAGCGGATTGTACGAAACGGAACTGACTATCATATCAGGCAAGCGCGGCGAGGGCAAGTCGACAATCGCAGGACAGTTCGCACTCAACGTAATCAATGCAGGAGGAAGGGTTTGCTTTTATTCAGGGGAACTGAACGCAGGAATGTTTCAAAGTTGGACGGTATCTCAAGCTGCTGGTAGTGCGTACATGAACAAGTACATAGATCCGTTTGGTGCAGACAGGTACACGGTAGATGCTTTCATCGAACAGCGCATCAAGAGTTGGCTTAAGGACAGGCTTATTTTGTACGATAACTCGATTAAGAGAGCCAGCGAAAGGAACAGCATACTTGAACGGTTCTTAACAGCAAAAAAATATTACGGTTGTAACGTATTTTTTGTTGACAATCTGATGACGGCGAAATATACTAAAGACGGAGAACGTGATTATTTCAGGCAACAATCGAACTTTGCAGGGGAATTAGTAGACTTTGCACATCAGGAACACGCACACGTAATACTGTTAGCTCATCCAAAGAAGGGAGATACAGGTGATGACAACGACAATGTAGCTGGACTATCGGACATTACCAACAGGGCAAGCAACGTGTTCACAATTCACAGGCTTACACCAGACGAGCGAAAGAGGGAGGATTTTGACAGCCTAGTTACAATCAGCAAAAACAGGAACTACGGTGCATTGGCAAAGCTAGGATTCAACTTTGATATAGCAAGCAAACGGTTTATACCAATAAGCGGAACAGTAATTGAGAGATACGGTTGGGAAGGAGAGTTATGAGAATGAAAGAGCAAACAGCCATTGAAGAACTGCTAAAGATTCAAGAGCAAAATAGTCCTTACTTGTCTGGTGCGGCAGATGAAGTCATTGATCTTTCGGTATCTGCCTTACGCAAATCAATAAATAACCGTTGGATTCCAGTCAGAGAATGGGATTTCAGCAAAAACGCTCAAGTTCTATTTCTTACCGAGTTTGATGATGGATATGGAAAAGATAACTATATCAGACAAGGTACGATCAAAGATGGTAGTTGGTATGATGTTGATGCGAATATAGTAGGTGGAATAACACATGTTATGACAAGGCCGGAATTGCCAAATGAAGGAGAATAACAAAGAAATGAAAAGACTTGAAGAATCGTATCTAGCTGACAGACTTGCCAACATTATGGGGAAAATTGAGAGGTCAAACAGGGAGGCATCGGCGGCAAGTGCGAAGTACACAGCAATTCGTGATTGTCTTTGGGATGAAAAAATCGAGATAGAACATCGGCTTGCAGAGATTCGGGAGGAAAAAGCATGATTTTACTAGCCATTGATCCAGGAACTTCGCAATCAGGATACATCGCATTGGAAACATCGAACTGGAAAGTCGTATCTTTCGGCAAGGTAGACAATGCGGAAATGCGAAGAATAGTTCGGGAAGAATACTACGATGTAATTTGCTGTGAAATGGTAGCATCTTACGGCAGACCAGTAGGGCAAGAAGTGTTCGATACGTGTTTGCAAATCGGCAGGATTCAGCAGATAGTATATGACGATAGCGGAGTAGAACTAGACCTCGTTTTACGCCGACAAGTAAAGAAGCACATACTCGGCAAAGCAAGCGGAAAAGAAGCAAACGACAGCGCAATCAGGAAGGCGTTGATAGAGCGGTTCGGCGCAGAGTATTGCAAGGAGTTCAAAGCTGATATCATGGCAGCATTTTCCGTAGCTGTTACGTGGACAGACGAGTACAATGCCCCTACAAGCCCCTAGGACGCCCTACAACGCATTTCAACCGCAATAACAGTAAAGTATACTACCAAAGCCACAATGCGCTACAAGTCACGCTAGGAGGGATAACGTGCTTAACCTAATACAACACCAACTTATAATAGATCAGTACAAGATACTCAAGTCGCAGAAGAAAGTATCAACACTAACAGGATTTAGCAGGGGAACAATAAACAAGGTTTTGCGAGAGAACAACATCATAATTCAACCTCCAGGTCATCAGACAAAGCACAACATACCGATGATTATGCACGACTGGAACGCCAGAATGAGCATAACAAAGATTACAGACACATACGGATTCAGTTGCGAAGAAGTAGCGTACAAGATGATTAGCAGATGGCGAAAGCAAGGTTGGGATTTTAGCAGAAGGGATAGGGTGAAGAAATGAGCGAGTGCGAAACGTGCAGAAACAATTCAAATCTTGAAGGCTTTTGGAATGGCGAAGACAAACAGTGTAGATTGTATGCAAAGTATGGCGATGACTGCCCGTTATACATACGCTCTCACAAAAAGAAACAGCCGCAAACACGCTACGAGCGGATCATGGCGGAGATGACGGTTGAGTCATTAGCTGATTTACGAACAGTCTGTGAGGAACGACAAGATTATCCCGATGATATTTCGGTCATTACATATGTCAACGATGCAGGACGTTTTCATTATCACGAAGATGCAATCAAAGCGATGATAGAACTGCTAAACAGTCCAGACGCTTCCGACATTGTATAAACCAACACAAAACAGATGAAATCGTACCCTATGGGGTGCAGGAGGAATTATGACAACATATCTCACAATCATTACCACCGCACTTATCCTGACGCAAATTATTCGGCTGGTGCAAAATGCGATCCAATTGAAACGGCAGGGCGATATCGCTAAACAGAACGCCTACATCTTTGAGGTTTATCTAAAACTTGAGTATTGGCTAGACAAGCAGGAGCAAGAAGATGTTGACGATTAACCTATACCGTGTCGATTATCTGGATGAACACAGCTTTTTTGTATTTACAGAAAGTCGTAACAAGGCAAGGGCATTATGCGTCAATCGGACTTGGGATGAAAGATACATTGACTTATCGGCGCATTTACTGAAAAAAGACGTTGGCGGAGATACTGACACTGTAATTGACGATCCTGATGATACAGGCTATGCCAGAGTGCTTGCTTGTGGTCAGCATTTTTATGATGAAAGTGGTGCGGATTGTGTGCGGTGCTTGGCATCAGACAGTTCTGCAAGGATTACTATTTCGTAGATTGCATCGACACGATCATGACTTGGCTAAAGCAGCCGAAGGAGGACACATGAGCATATACAAATCGTGCGATACGTGCAAGTTTGAAAAACTTCAAATAGATTCAGAAGAATGCAGAGAATGCGGAAGCGATAAACAAGCACACAGTAACTGGCAACCCAAACCAATCGACACCGAAACGCCGGTTATTCCATGCGCTACGGAAACGGACGCAATCAACAGCCCTTCGCATTATATGCAAGGCGGTATTGAAACGATTGACATAATCCGAACGATGCTAACAAAAGAGGAATTTCAAGGCTACTGCAAGGGCAACATACTTAAGTACAGGGAACGTGCGCCGTACAAGGGCAACTCTGACCAGGATTACGCAAAGGCAAGGAAGTACAAGCAATTTCTTGAGGAGAGTGAGAACAGTGATTAAGGAATATCTAATTCTATTTCTTCGTGAGTTTCCGTATCCGATATACATTAAGATGTTCCATGCCATGCACCATGACGAGAAGATGAATTGGCTAGATAAGTTGAGATACAGACTGCTTACAGGAAAGCGATGGGGTGAAGCATGATTTATCAATTTAAATGGGATAAACCTATTATGTTCTGCGAAGATTGTCCGTTTGCTGGTTATCCCAATTCGGAAACAGACACGCCGTGGAGTTGCAGATTAACAGGACATTGGCTTGACGATATTTGTCCGATATAGAAACCAGAAGAATGTCCACTGAAAACAATTGAAGAAAAACCCAAGCGTGAAAAGTTATTGCCGTGTAAATGTGGTGGTATGAGAAGGGAATTGTGTACTGTATACAATGGTGGTTTTATGAATTACTACTACGTCTGTTTGAAATGCGGATGTGCAAGTAAGAAATACAAAACGCAAACGCAACTAAGAATAGGTTGGAACAGGGAAATGGAGAATAAAGCATGAAAACAGGAATATACATAAGGGTAGAACACGAAGGCAAATTTCAAACAGCAGAGATAACTGAAATCACAGACAAAGAAATAGACTTCTTCTTTCAAAGTAAGGAAAGGCCAGAGTTATTGCGATACATCAAATGGTTCATAAACTACATCAAGGAGATACAAGCATGAAAGTATTTATCAGCGGTGCAATATCAGGAAAGCACAATTACAACAGACTTGCTTTTTACGAAGCGGAACAGGATATTATAAAGCAAGGGCATATTGCGGTTAGCCCTGCAATACTTCCCCTAGGCTTTGAGCATGACGAGTATATGCACATATGCTATGCAATCATAGACTGTTGCGATGCCGTGTACTTCCTTACAGGCTGGTCAGACAGCAGAGGCTCACAGCTTGAAATGGACTATGCACAGAACAACGGCAAGCGCATATTGTATCAGGAGTAACAATGTCTTACGAAAGCAACATCGACATAAACAGCCAGCTATTTCCGGTTAAGGCAGAAACGCTAGTAGTTACGGACGGAAACATACCGCCAAAAACAAGGCGTATCAATGCAGTAACAACGTGCAAGGGAAGGCGTATCACAACGGATATTCCTTACCCTTGGGCGAGGTTCATAGCCGATGCGATGACTAAGTATTTCGATGAACAGTTCAAGCCTAAGGAAGGAGAAGGTAAAGTAATTGCAAGTATGGTAATTCCTGGCGATCCAAAATGCAAAGAGGACGGACGTAAAATCAAGGTAACGGAAACAGGACGGTACTTGATAAGCAGAAGCGATGTATATTCAAAGTGGATATCTTATGCACGAAACAGACTTAATTCGCTGTGGGTACAGAAGGCCGTTAAACTTCCTGTAAATAATTTCATTTCCGTTAAATGCACATTTTACATAAAGCCAAAAAAGAATCCGATAGCTTTAGCAGATTTATGCGCAGGAACTATTGACTGTTTATACGAATTAGGTGTATTATCAGATGTATCAGCACATAACGTTGTAAGCATGGACGGTAGCAGGATAGTGCCAGCAACAGAAAACTACCGAACAGAGGTAATCATAAGGGAGATTAAGCGATGAAAATGGTAGAATTAAAGGAGTTTCTAAAACTTCCTGCTGGAACTGTATACGCTAAATATGAACGATGTATATTAAGTGACATATGCGTAAAATACACAGACGATGGATTAGACAAGTTTGATTGGAATAACGATTGGTGGTATGCTTCTTTTGACAGTGTTGGTTCATATCCGCAAGTGTTACTAGACATGGAAAAAAATAACGCTATGTCCGTTCCACTGGAAATAGCAGTTCATAATGATGGATTCTATGAAGATAAACAACTATTCATGATTTATGAGAAGGAAGATATTAACTCAATTATTGATATTCTACAAGGAAAGTGGGACAGATCATGACTGACAGACTTCTCAAGGCTATGAAACTGATTGTGGAGTGGGATAATCAAGAGAAGATTTGCCATAGTCTTGACGGAATCGGTTGCGAGAACTGCCCTTACGAACTAGGAAAGTCGTGCGACAGAGTAAGCACAACGTATGTACTCACGCAAGCAGCGAAAGTATTCAGGGAGGAACTAAAATGAATAAGGAAAAACAAATAGAAAGAATCATGGAGATGTTTTCAGGTCTCATCAACAAATATCAACCATTATATTCAAGTGTTATGATTGGCGGAGTAGAACGAAAAGTTAGATTAATATTAAGTAACGAATACGATGAACCATCAATACCGCCACATGACAACACTCTTGACATCATTGATCGATATGAAAGACTGACTAATATTCTAATTAATCAGATCAACGAAACACGAAAGCCATTTATCATTAACGGGAATAACGATTCTATGACTATGGAAAAGCTTTACGGAAATTCCAATAAATAACAACCGGAATTTACGATAATAAAAAGAGCGGAGAATATCCGCTCTTTTGCTCTGTGTAGCAGTAAATGCTAAGAGAGTATCGCTAGTGCTTCGTCTATTTTCTTTTCCAAAGCATCGTTAGCAACAATTAGAGAAGCAACTTTTGCCTGTTCTTCTGCTAGTGACTTCTCTGACGTGTCAATCCTAGTGCGATGGTTTCTAAGCATCAATCCGTAAGTAAGAGAATCTACTTTTCCGTCTTTAGGAAGTCCTACAGATGCCTTGAAATCGTTTGTACCATTAACAGTAGCAGTTCCGAATGAACCATCAGCAGGGTACTCCTTACCGTTGTTAATCATCTTGAATCCTGCTTCAAGCAACGAGTTCTGCCAATCCATGACAGGCTCACCGCTTGGGCAACCTTTGTATAACATTACATCGTCCTCCGGTTCTGCTTTAGTCCAACCATAATACTTAGCCATAGCATCGACTTCTTTTTCAGCAAGAAGTTGTCTAATTTCAGGATCAGACAACTTGGCACGACAAGCAGAGTTTGTATGAAAGCCATGTTCTATAAGCCAAGCGTCATAGCAACCGCCGTTCATCGCCCTTTTAATAGCACCAAAGTAATCCTCGCCCTTTGAGTTGGTACGATGCTGTATAGGTGCTAGAATAGTTTGCAGTATTTCAGCACAAGCAATGCCAATATCCTTGCAACAACCATCGCCTTCGTTCAATACAGTACGATACACAACTACCCTGTTAGGCTCGTTAGGTTCTTCGTTGATCGAATCGTCTGCGTTGGAATGTTCCAGACTACACAGTTCTGCTTTAGCGTTACGGATAAAATCTTCTATGCCTTGATACGATGCAATTTCAGTAACGTACATGACACTTGTTTCTTGTCCGTACAACTTTGCGTACTCTGCCTTGCGCTGTGCAAGATCAAGCATGGCGGTATCTTCGGTGTATCCCATGTAGGACTTAGTTCCTAGAACGTGTCCTGCACCAAAAACAATCACCATGCTTAAAACCCTGTTTTGTCAGTAGGGTTATTAAAGATTCCGAAAGCAAGTCCAGCGGCAATCAGCAAAGTAATGAACTGATCCCAACCAGGAATTTCAAAGCCAATCCAAGTCTTGACAACAAAGAACAGCAAGGCCGCAAGTGCGCTGATAGCTACTGGTGATTTCCACCGTGGCTGTGTACCCATGAAAGTACCTCCATAGAATTTAATATGACACTACTATACCACTTCTGGTATATTATTTCAATCTCTTAGCTTGCTTAGTAGTCCTTTTAAGTGACTTCATGTTTTCTATAATAGATTTTCGAACAGGAACTACCGCTTTAGCATTAGACGCAGGCAACTTCAAGTCGCTTTTAATTGTAGGATTAGGAGCGGGCGAGTAACCCATTCCACCACTAGTGACTGGAGTTTTGCTTAACCCTTGAACTTTTTTCTTCAACTGGGACGTATCACGTTTAACTCCACTAGCACCTGCTAAAGCGTTTTTATTCGACTGGAATTTCTTGTATAATGCGTCCTGTGGAATTGTACCAGAACTAGCACCAACTAACGCCTTCTTATTTGCACTTAATGCCATCGCCTTTTTCTTCATCGCCATTACTTTTTACCAGCTTTCTTTTTCTTTGCCTTCTCGGGAAGTTTCTTGCCCTTGCTTTTCTTGTCAAAATCTTTGACTTCTTTAGCGGTTATGCCAGCCTTATTAGCACCGGCAGAGTGGAAAAAGCGTCTTTGAGAATCGGATTTATACGGCATACTACTTACCCTTTTTCTTGCCTTTCTTCTTACACGGCA